TTAAACGATTATAAAGTATCTGATAATTTTACTAAACTTGCTAACGAAATAAAGGAGGTCAAAAATGAGCCAATTAAAAATGATTAGACATTATCTAGAATCAGGAGGTAAGCTTACTCCATTGGATGCTCTTGATAAGTTTAAATGCATGAGACTAGCTGCAGTAATTCATCAATTGAGAAATGAGGGTGTTGAGGTTGAGACAAAAACAATAAAAAATGGTCGAAAAAGCTACGCTCAATATTACATGAAAAACCCTGTAGGCAACAAAAACCAAATGAGTTTGATATGAGGTATTACTGGGAGGCTTTATTTAGCGTAGAATATTTTCCTTATTGGGAATTCACAATGCTTATGATTTTATTATTAAATCTAAGTATGCTTTGGAGGATGCATAGGATTGAAAGGAAACTTAATGATAATAATTGACATAAGTGAGTATTTACTGAATGGTTTATTGTTACTGGCTGTCATTCATTATATAATGTTTTTAATTCATAAGTTAGGAGGAAAAAAATGAATATTATTATTGAATTTATTTTTAATTGGTTAGATCAAAAATTACCAATAATCATAGTGCCGTTAAGCATTGCGATGTTAATCAGAATAATTTATCAAATCATAACATATTAGGAGGCGTAAATGCCAGAAAGACCAAAGTTAGAAATACAAAAAGGCGGTTCAGCGACAGTCACACTGCTTTATGATAAGCCTAAAACTGGTGTTAATTCTCAAGGAAACCCATGGCAGTTTTACGGAGTTACACATGAAGGTGTTGAAAAGGGTTACTTTGCTTCAGAAAAAGCTCATGAAATGCTCCGACATTACAATAAAGGCGACACAGTGAGAATAGAACATAAAATAACTGGAGAGAACAGGTCGATGTATGTTGTAAGCCCAACCACTCAAAATGCTCCTAAGTCAGATATGGATCAAAATATAAAATGGGGAATGGCTTTCAATAACACAACTAGGCTTGTTTGCGCTTTTCCTCTGCACAGAGATGAGGGCATTGGGGATAGGGTTGGTTTAATAGAGGAATTGCTACCTAAAATGTATAAAATTGCTTGCAGTATGCCTGAAGAGTATAAAGAGAGGTCAGATGATGAGCTCTTTATCTAAATCATATAAAATTGGAAAAAGGGAAATTGTTTCTTTTTATGAGAATTTATTAAAAAATGGTGTGATTAAGAAAAACGGATCAGCTTATAGCAGGCTTATTTACCTTAAAACGAAATATCTTAAAGATAAACTTGACTAAATCGCAAAAAACTAAATTAAATAAATTAGTTAGGGAGTACGTTGTTCTTAGGGACAAAAGATGTTTGAGGTGTGGTAAAAAAGAAAATCTTCACGCCTCACACATCTACCCAAAAGGCAAGTACAGAAAAATGCAGTTTGATGTTGATAATGTTAAGGCTTTGTGTTTAGGGTGTCATTTGTACTGGTGGCATAAAAGCCCTATAGAGGCTAAAGAATGGGCTGAAAAAACTTTAGGCAGACCAAGGTTAAATAAACTTAAAAAACAAGCTAATACAATTAATAAAATTAAATTAAATTACGAAGAATTAAAAAGTGAATTAGAAACAAAAATAGGAGAATTGAATGGCAAAGAGATTTATTGATACTAAGATTTGGGATAAAGCTTGGTTCAGAAGGCTTACCCCTCAAACAAAATTAATATGGATATATTTACTAACAAGATGCGATCACGCTGGAATATGGGATGCCGATTGGGAAGCTGCAGAATTTTTCATAGGTGATAAAGTTAGCTATAGAAGGCTACCGCAAGTAATTACTGAAAAGATGAAAGAGATAAAAAATGGAAAACAATATTTCATACCTTCTTTTGTAGATTTTCAATATGGCGAACTAAAAGAGAATTCCAAACCACATTTGAGTGTAATTAAGAGATTAAAAGAAAAGGGTTTGATAACTGTATCCGATACCCTTAAAGATAAATATAAAGAGAGCATTAAAGTAAAAGATAAAACTATCAGAGAACTTGAATTTCAAAAAGAAACTTGGACTATTAATAACGCAGAAATTAATCCACCTATGGAACCTGAACAGGTAGAAAATTTTATATCATATTGGACAGAATCAAACAAAAATGGCAAAAAACTAAAGTTTGAAATGCAAAAAACTTTTGATATTAAAAGACGTTTAATAAAATGGCGTGATAACAATATAGAGTGGAGTCAAACAGGAAAATCTAAATTAAAACCTTTTGAATCTAAATTTAAAAAAACGCCCACTGATCTGTATATCGCTTTTTGTAGTAGATGCGGAAAAAAAGAGATGCCAAATAATAAATGGCAGTTAAAAGAAGGATCCAGCTGTTGTAGGGTAGAATATGTCGCAGAAAAACTCTGAGCATATTATAGATTACATTGTTAGAAAGACAGAGAAAAAACCTGCTAAGGAAAGTTGGAGATATAGGAAATATGTTAAAGTCGAAAGCTCTATTGACAACACTGTTTATTTATGCGAAGATTGTAACCATGTATGGTCTCATGTCCCTCATTATATTGATTTTAGAAAGGTTCTTAAATACCCAAAAGGTATTGTGCCAACCTTAGGTAAAAAAAGAAAAAGGTGTCCGTGGTGCAGAAAAATAAAATAAGAAAAGCTATAATTGAAGATGAAAAATGGATTATTGATATCTTTCAAGAAAACAAAAAAATATTAGGTGGCAAAGGTTATGGTAAATTGCAATGGAAAAGATTTTGGGATAATGAAAAAAATAATGAGCATTGGATTGTAATAGAGGGTGTCTGTTTTTGCCATTATTTAACTAGGATCAAAGATGGCGTAAATGTTGTTTATGAAATAGCTACCAAATCAACACAAAAAAGAAAAGGCTTTGGCAAGAAAATCATAGAACATATAGGCAAACCAATTTCATTAAAAACAGATTTTGACAGTAAAGAATCTAATTCTTTTTACAAAAAAATAGGGTTTAGAGAAATTGGAATTAGCTACACAAAATCAAGTAATAAAAAAATGCAGAATTATGAATATACAAACATAAAGGGGCTTTTTGATGAGTGAAGATTTAACTTTATTTGATATGAGCCCAGATGAAAAATTTGGGGAAATAGATAATACCAAGATAGAATATGTTCAACTTGCATTTGAAATAGGGAATAAAAAATTATTTTATCAAAAATGTGAGGATTTATTAAAGGTTTATAAGCTAGATAATTATTCTGATTTAGTTTATAAGTTAGTTCAGGAGAGGCATGAAAAAATTAAAACTTGAAACAAAAGTATTTGGCAAAAAATTAAATGATATGCTTGGTGTTTTTGCAGAAAAAAAACATTATGATCAAATAATTGATTATGACTGCGATTGTTACGATGTTAACAATAAACCAGTTTTATTTTTAAGAAAAAACTATATTAAAGATGAAGTTTTGCATGAAGCTTTTTTAAATTTGGAAAAGGCTGCACAACCGACAAGCAATAGGGGTTCTTCTAGCGGTGGAGATAGAAAACATTCTATTACTAAAGAAGGCAAAAGAACAAAAACATTACAAGTATTTGACAAAAAAACTGGAGAGGTCGTTAAAGATAAAAGCGGTATTATTGGTTATTTTGACAGATCTGGGCATTATGATTATTGCAGAACAACAGCTTTCAATATCAACCAAAAAGAAAAATTTGAAAAATCAATGCCTTTGATAAACACAGTAAATATAGGGTTCAAAGAAATTGTACCAGAAAGATATGAAAAACAAAAAGCAATGGTCTTGGCAACTGATCCTAATTATAGAATAGGCGATACAGCTTTTTCAACAATTACTGTCAATAAAGACTACAGAACGGCTTTCCATACCGATCAAGGAGATTACCCTAAAGGCTTTGGTAATTTAGTTGCTTATTGTAAAGACATTGAACCAGTTTATCTTGTTTTGCCTAAATTTAAAGTTGCAGTAAATCTTGAAACTAACGATCTGTTATTAGTTGATGTGCACCAGATTCACGGAAACACAGAAATTATTAAAAAGAAAAAAGATGGCGTCAGGTTGAGTTTTGTTATGTATTACAGAAATAATATGTATAAATGCTTACCTCCTAAAAAAGAATTAAAAAGGATTCAGATGAAACAAAGACATATTGGGCAAAGATTTATAGCAGGTGAATTGTAATGTGTGGCGTTGCTACTGTTTTAAAAAAGAAGCCTCTTAATAAAAAAGAAAAAAATATTTTTATAGAAATAATGAAACAATCATCAATACGAGGATTGCATAGTTTTGGGTTTGCTCATATTGAAAAAAATAAAATAAAAATTAAAAAATTTCATTATATAGAAAAAGCAATACAGTATTTTGAAAACAAAATTTCTGATGATTTCATTTATCATAACAGATACTCAACAAGCGGAGATTGGAAAAACCATAAAAATAACCAGCCTATTAGCTATAAAAATAATGCTTTGGTTTTTAATGGAGTGATAAGCATGAAACAAAAACATGAAATGGAAAAAGAATTTAACATAAAAATGAATCAAGATAACGATGGTGAAATTTTTTTACAAAACATAAAAAACCCAATGAAGTTTTTAAAAAATAATAAAATAAGCTTTGCAGGGTTATATTTTAAAAAAGGTGAAATTGAGGTTGTCAGAAATAATTTAAGACCATTATGGTATTCAATTCAAAGCGAGGCTGTGTTTATAGCTTCAACTAAAGACATTTTAAAAAGATCAGGCGTTAAAAATACACATAGCGTAAGACCAAACATAATACATAAAATAGGTTGTTTTTTTGAACAGAAAAAAAGATTACATAAAATATCATATAGAAATGATGAGCAATGGGGATACAGACCCAGCAAACAGTTGCCTGCTCTACATTGCGAATAGATTTGATATTACTTTAGAGCAAAGATACTGGCTGTGTTTTCTGTACTCAACGTGTTATTGTGCACCTACAGCTTATTATATATTTAATGAATTCCCAGATTATGAATTGGTGGACTTTAAAAGGCTGGAAAGGTGGTGGTATGAGAATAAAAGCAATTTAATTTTTACCACAGATAAAGCTTGGGTCAGAAGCAGAAATCAGTTTGTAGACGTAGTTAAAAGCTACGCTGAATTGATAGGAAAAAGCCAAGCTCATGCGTATCAAAAACTTATAGATTCTTCTAAAACAAAAACATATATAAACTGTTTTAATTTTTTTAAAAATGTGTATCAAATGGGAAGGTTCAGTTTATTTATTTATTTAGATGTGGTTCATCATGTAACTGGGTTTATTATGGAACCAGATGGATTAGACCTTCAAAACGCCAAATCTTCAAGAAATGGGCTTTGTTACGCTTTGGGGTTAGATAATTATATAAGTTATAATAGAAAAACACCTTTATCTAAAAAGCATTACGAAGTTTTAGAAAAGGGTTTTTGGGAAATTTATCGAGAAATCGAAAAGAAAAGACCTCACGATACTAATGTATGGGCGATAGAAACATCTTTGTGCGCTTATAAAAAACATAAAAAAAATAAAAAAAGATATGTCGGTTATTATATCGAAAGGCAAAGAAAAGAAATAAAAAAAATGCAAACTTGGGTAAGAGAAGGCGTAAATTGGTCTCCTCTATGGGACTATCGGGATGAATATTTCCCTACAAAAATGTTAAAGGAAAAAAATAATTATGAATTGTTCTAAGGTAACTATCATAGGCGGAGAACCTTGCACTGGCAAAAGCACTCTGATTAAACAAATAATAAAAAAAGAAAATATAAAAGAAAGGTTTGAATATAAAAAGCTTTTAAAAGGGCATCAAAACGAAGACATAGTAATAATTGGGTTGTATGAAGATCAGCTTTTTGACGGAACAGATAGGCTCAGCATGGCAGTTCAGCCTGTTTTTATAGAATACTTAGAGCAACAAAAAACAAAAAAGCATATTATACTAGAAGGTGACAGGTTATTTAAAAAAACCCTATTTGATTACATATTAAAAACAAATATGTTTTTTAGGCTAATAATTTTAGAATGCTCCGAAAACACTAAAAAATTCAGACACATAGCAAGAAAAGACGATCAAAGTCAAAAATGGTTAGATTCAAAAAAAACTACGATACAAAATATAAAAAATAAATATAGTCACAATTTATTCAGGAACGAAGACATGTCTGATTGTGACAGGATAATAGAATATATTTTATCTTTAGATAACAAAAAAGCAACTGACCCTAGTCAATTTAAATTATTTTAAAGGGTTCACTTACCCTTTACTGTTGCTTATAACTTTTATAAATTGTAAGATCAGTCATGAATATTAAAACAAAAATGGAGTTTAAAATGACATCAAACGAAGTAATTAAATTAAAAGACAAAATGCAAAAGTTGCTTAACCACGCAACAAGCGCAGAAAACATTGGCAACCAAGCTGAGGCAGAAGCTTTTATGAAAAAGCTTAATAAACTTTGTTTACAGCATAAAATAGCCATGACTGAAATACAGGCTTTTGACCCTGAAAATTCAGATGAAAGCATCACAGACCAAATGGTTGATAAGTATGAAAATGGTTTACCTATTGTTAGCAGAAGGCAAGCAATCGTAGAAAGATTAGCAGGATGTATTGCAAGAGCAAATAACTGCACTTTTCTTATTAGCAGGGGTTCTAATGATATTTGGTTTGCAGGAAGAGATCAGGATAGAAAATTTGCTATCCACATGTTCTCTTACGCTTGGAAATCAATGCTAGAAGATTGCAATAGAGAACAGAAAAAAACATATTATCATTTTAAAAAGCTAGGCATGTTGGAACAAGCTAAGGGTTTCAAAGCTTCTTTTAAGAAAGGTTTTGTCAGTGCAATAGAAGATAGATTACATGAAGCCAGAGAAGAAGTCAAAGAGACTGTTGATGAAAAGACTTTTGCTTTAATTACAACAAACCAATTAATTGCTGTAAGAGACTATGTGGCAAACAAATACGGACAGGGCAAAGCTTCTTATGTAAGGGGTCAAAGTTCCAGCAATGAGCATGGCTATAGAGCAGGTCAAAATTCAGGCAGAAGCGTAAACTTGCACGTAGGAAACATAAGCAGTTCTAAACCTAGATTATTAAATTAATCTCCTCAAGTACGACAAGCAGAGCCTCCATGAGAATTGGGGGCTTTGTGCATTTTATATTACACCATTTTGTTTATAAATTAATAATAAATAAATAAGGAGTATATTATGCCTTACCATCATGGCGGATCTAAGAAAAAGAAAAAATCTAAGGGAATGAAAAAGAAAAAAGCGAAGAAGCTTGGAAAAAGAAAATAGGGGAATTACGCTAACAACCGAGTTAGTTGGTATAAAAAACTTAAAAACAACAGGCAATTACAGGCTTGAATTTGATGTATTTGAGATTGATACTCATAAGGTCAAAGATTTGATAGATAAATTAAATAAAGCTTTTGTAATGGCATTAGTTGATTATGACTGATAAACAAACACAGAGCAAACATAAGCAACATAATGATACTGGAGGTTTTGCAAAAGGCAACACTTTGGGAAATAGGTGGAAAAAAGGTGAGTCTGGAAACCCAAATGGCAGAAAGAATGCGTACACCGATTTAATCAAAGATTTTAGTTTTGCTAAAAAAGGCGATAAAGAAAGAAGAGAAGTTGTTGTTTCTAAATTATTTCAATTAGCAGAACGTGGAGATTTAAGAGCTATACAGTTCATTGTAGAAAGATTAGAAGGTAAAGCGTTAGACAGGCAAGAAACAGTAACAAAATCAGAACCAATACAAGTAATGGTAATAGACGATGGCTAAAAAAAGAAAAACAATTTCTACAAGACTAGGTGCTTTGGCAAAAAAGCATAAAATATCCAAATCATCTTTGATGAAAGTATACAAAAGAGGTTTGGGTGCTGCAGTGAGTAGTGGAACCAGAAAAGGAATGACGCCTAGTAGCTGGGGGATAGCAAGAGTAAACTCGTTTATTAAAATAGTAAAAGGTCAAAAAAGAATTAAACACGACCCAATATTAGTCAGAAAAGAAAGAAAAAGAAGAAGGAAAAGATGAAGGTCAAAGGCGTTAGTGTAGATGGCTTAAACAAAAGGCAAGTAACTGCGATGAGAAGGCACGCAAGACACCACACAAGAAAACATTTAAGAGCCATGGTGACAGCAATGAGAAAAGGCAGAACATTCGTTCAGTCCCATAGAATAGCACAAAAAAAGGTGGGCAAATGAGAAGAAAGAAAAAAAGAAAGATGAATAGAAGGGTAGCCAAAGATAAAACTTATAAAACTGTGCCAAAAAAATACCTTACAGGAACCAAAGGGGCAAAAAGGAAGCAAAGGGCAAGAGATATTGCAAGAATGCAAAGAATATACAAGCAGGGTAAAAAAATTCCTAAATCTTTATATAATAGGGTGTTTGGTTGATTAATTGGAGTTTAAACAAAACTAGAAAAAATATATTAAATCACCCTGCAAGATTTAAAGTAATAGTTGCTGGTCGCAGATGGGGCAAAACAATATTAAGTTTAATGTATCTTTTAAAAGAGCCTTTTCAATTAGCTGAAAGAAGATGGTTTATAACCCCAACTTACAGACAAGGTAAAATGATTGTATTTCCTGTTTTAAGGCAAATGTTTGGAGCATTTAAAAACGCCAAGTTAAATGAATCTGAAATGAGCGTTATCTTTGAAAATGGTGCAGAATTAGCAGTCAAAGGTGCAGACAATGAACATAATTTAAGGGGTGTTGAGCTTACAAAAGTCGTAATGGATGAAATGGCATATATTAAACCACATGTGTGGGAAGAAATTGTTATGCCTATGCTTTCTACAACCAAGGGAGAATGTTTATTTATAGGGACACCTAGTGGGTATGATATGATGTATGAGCTTTATAGCAAAGGGCAATCAGAACAGAATTGGAAGTCATGGCAGTTTACTACACTGCAGGGAGGTTTCGTAAGCAAAGAAGAAGTTGAACTTGCTAAAAGGACTATGGATGAAACTGTATTTAAACAAGAATTCGAGGGTTCATTTGAAACAACTGGCAACAGGGCTGCATGGAACTTTGATAGAAACGTACATTGTGTTAAGGCAAAAGATATGTCTAATAAGTTATGGTGGGGCTGTGACTTCAATGTTGATTTTAATACAGCAGTTTTATGTACAGAGTATACAGATGGCACTATACATTTTTATGAAGAAATAAGATTAAAAAATAGCAACACTGAAGAACTTGCTATGGCTATGAAAAGAATAGCACCGAATATTGAATGTTATCCTGACCCTGCTGGAAAGGCACGATCTACCACCAGCAGAAGAAGTGATCACCAAATATTAAGAGATCATGGGTTTATTATTCGTACTAAGAACAGGCATCCAAGCCATATAGATAGGCTCAATAGTTTAAATAGAAAGCTAAAAGATGCTGAGGGTAAAATAGGTATGACTGTAGACCCTAAATGCAAATTCTTAGTAAAAGATTTAGAGCAATGCCAAAGGGACAAAAAAGGCGGTCTTGCAAAAGACAATATGGAACTAACACATGCACTTGATGCTTGTAGCTATGGAATAGAATACAAGTTTCCAATCAGGCGTATGGTAGGAACAACACGTAAATGGTAACGAGGTCAATATGTTCAATTTTGGTAAAAGTGTAAATAGAATTTTAATCCCTGATCTTTCAGAACAGGCTGTATTAAGTAGCGTAGTAGATGCAGGGCAAAATTACTTAGCTCAAAAAAATTACGATATGATGGAATCATTAGATTTTTATTATAATCAAAATTTAGATAAGCATATAGAACAGTGGTTTGCTAGTGAATCATTAAGTCAAGTTCCTCCCTTTATTGGTTCTTGTGTGCCAAGATTTGCAAAGGCAAGAATGATGATATATAAAGAGAACGCTAAAAGGATGATTGCTGGAGAGGTCAATGATGACTACAATGAACTAACTTATAGAATAAACACAAAAACACGTGAATTCAGCGAATTAGCGTGGTTATTAGGGTGTTGCTACATGAAGTCAATGTACAATGAAAGAAAGAATAGACTTGAATATGAGATATTACCTAACGTGCAAGAGTATTATGTAAGAGGAGAAACAGAGCCATTTGCTTATAGCTATGAAATAGAAAACGTAGACCCCACTAAAAAAAGATTTGTATTTTGGTCAGAAGAAAGAGATGGCGTACAAGGAATGCATTTTGAATATGATGAAAAAGGATACAGGTTTGCTGTAAAAGACAACTCAGAAATGATAAATCCTTATGGTATCGTGCCAATATCTAAGGTAGCTTTTAGCAAGGCATCTTATGATGTCACAAGGGCAGGTTTACATATAGCAATAGCAATGACTGAGATAGCTTTATCAGTTAGATTTAGATTAGGTCAGCCTGTATTTACAGGATTGGAAGAAGGTCAAAGCAAACTTTCTGCAGGGATAGATAATGCATATATTTTACCAGAGGGCGCAACTTTTAATTATGTAGCTCCTGGAGGCAGTTTAATTGAGCTTATAGAGGCAACAAAGTCTATGGCTAATCAAGTTGCAGAAAACAATCAATTGCGAATCAGGTGGGGTGAGTCAGGAGGCAATGCCCCTAGTGGCGAAGCTCTTAGAATAATGGAGATTGAAAATTTAGAGGCAAGGAAAAGTGATGAGGCTATATTCAGAGAGTTTGAGCATGATAGGTACGCCATAGATAGACGTATTTTAGAGGTGCATAATGTTTTGACTTTATCTGAAGAATATGCTGTAGACTTTGGCGAAGTAACTTTTCCAATGTCACCAAAAGAAGAGCGTGAAATGTTATCGTGGAAATTAGATAATAATATAATTAGCCAAAAAGATTTACTATTATACTATAATCCTGATATGAGCGAAGAAGAATTGGAAATGAAAATGTCAGGTATCATGCAAGAGAATCAAACAGTAGCGAACTCTCAGCAACCTCAATCATCTTTCCAAAGAATACTAAATGGCACAAGTCCAACCAGCAGTTAATTCATTTGTTAAAGATATAGAAAAGCTAGAAAGAAAATTTCAAGGAAGGCTTAGAACTGTTGTAAGGGGATTAGGTGCAATGTCTGATTCTCAACTAATTACAGCAGTAGGTCAACTTAATCTTTTTAATGAAGTAATTGAACAAGGATATGGTGATGCCCTGAACAATTTGGATGCTGAATATGAAAAGATACTTTCACAAGCTGTCGCAGAAGCTACTAAAAGAGGGCTTACCCCATTAGGTGGGGCTGGGTTGCAGGGCTTGGAAACATTAAGGGATTTGAACACGGCAGAACTTTTAGGCAGTGCAAGGGCTTATTCAAATAGATTAACTACATCAATATTTCAAAACCTTTATGCTGGTGTATCTATAAATGACACTATATCAGCACTTGAAGGAATACCGCTAGCAGACTATCAACTAAATACAGCTACTTACACAAGTATTAAAACATTTGATGACACAGCAAGATATAAAGTATTTGAAGGGCTTAATGTAAGATGGACATATTTTGGACCGTTAGACTCTAAGACTAGAGATAGCTGTAGATTTACAAAAGAGAATGAGCCTCCAAATGGATATACTGAAAAACAAGTATTAGACTCAGATACACAATTTGGCTTTAGAGGCGGTTTCAACTGTCGTCATAGTTGGGAAGTAAAGTAATGAAAGCAGATGATATAGCAAAACAAAAAGCAAAAGACTGGTTAATACTAGGTGGTAAGCTAGTTACTAGAATACTTGAAGATACTGACAAAGGTATAAGTCAAGATGGTGATGGCTTTACAAAAGACTTTCCTCCATATTCTAAAAAAGGTGCAGATGTAGGATTTAGAAGAATTGGCAAAGGTGATAAAAGAAAAACTGTATTTATAGATAGCTATTTCAATAAAAAGAAAAAAGGAAGGGCTACACCAAAAGGTGTACAAGCTAATAAACAAGTATCACCTCCAAATTTAAGGCTTACAGGGGTAATGCTTAATTCATTGAAGGCACAAAGAGCAACTTCTAATAGTGTAGAATTGAATTATAGGGATGGATTAAAGTTTGAAGGTAATGCAAAAAATGGTAGAAATGTATATGGTCTTAATGATAAAAATGAAACATTCGTCAAAGAATACTTTGAAAAGATTATAGATGGCAGGATAGTAAAGTTTAGTAAAAAAGATATTATAATTGATTTAAATGTCTAATCAAGTTTTAGAAAAAACTAACATTAGTGTAAATTTAATTAACAAAAGAGGAAGGCAGAATGTCTGAAACTACAACAGAACAAGCACAAGAACCTGTGCAAGAGGTGGCTCCTGAAAGCCAAGCAGAGGCTCCAACTAACCCTGAAGTTGGTAGTTTAATTGCAGAGAGCAAAAAGTACCGAAACAGGGCACAGGAAATCGAATCTAAGTATGCTGAATTAAAGGCTCAAGTTGAAAAAGATAAAGAGGCTAAGATGATTAAGCAGAATGAATGGAAAGAGCTATCTACTAAGTACAAAGCTGAAATAGATAGCATTATGCCTGAATATGAAAGATTGAAAGCCATGGAAAATTCAAAAAGAGAATCTTTGCTAGATACATTAGATGATGATTTAAGAGATAAATTAAAAGATGCAGATATTTCAGTAATTGAAACTGTATCTAACAAATTAAAAACAGAAAAGCAAGATGTACCCAGTACAAGCAACACTCCTTCTGCACCAAATAACCCTTCTAGTAAAAGCTGGGTAGATTTGTCTAATGAAGAAAGAAGAGCAAACTGGGGAAAGATTTTGCAGAGTTATGTTAAAAGGTAAATAAAAAATGGCAAAGATGTATCAAGGAAATGCCACTACTAAATCTACCGATCAGCATTTTATTCCTGAAATCTGGGGAGAAGGCATATATAAATACTTCGACCGCAGTACAGTTTTCAGAGGATTAATTGATGATTATTCAGCAGTATTTTCTGGTGCTGGATTTGGTGATGTATTGCATATTCCTGAAATTAGTTTAATTAGTGCTTCAGACAAAGATGCTGGTAGTGATGTAGAGTATGATGCAACTGCAACTACTGAAACACAACTAACAGTAAACAAGCACAAGTATGTCGCTAAATTATTTGAAGATGTGTTAGAAATTCAAAGTAATGCGGATATGGTTGAGCGTTACTCTAGAATGATGGGTGAAGCTCTTGCAAGGCAAGTAGATTCAGATATTTATACCGAGCTTTCTAATCTTGAGTTAAGTTTAAATCTATCTGCTGATGATACTTTGACTGCAGCTAAGTTTGAAGAAGCTTTAGCAACTTTAGGTGACGCTGGTATTCCTTATATGGATGGTGAAGTTGCTATGGTTGTCAATCCTAAGTTGTTTGCTGATATTTTAAATCCTAGTGCTGGAATCGCTCAATTCTTTATTAGAAATGATGCAGTTGGTGAAGGTAATAGAGGTTTAAGATCAGGAATGGTTGGATCACTTTATGGTATGGATGTGTATATGTCCAATACTGTATCAAGTGGTGGTAACTCAAATACTATTTCTGGAGTTATCTTTCATAAAACTGCTTGTGCTTTTGCTGCACAACAGGAAGTTAGAGTCCAGTCAGAATATTCTATTGATGCTTTAGGTACTAAAGTGGTCGCAGACCTACTTTATGGTGTCAAGAGAATTGATGATACTGATAACAAGAAAGGTATTAAGATCAGAAACGTAGATTAATCTACATAAATAGATAGGGGCGAGGTTTCTTGCCCCTATTCTAAAAGGTTTACTATGGAATATTGGCACAGAAAATTAGATAATAAACTTGAAAGACTTGAAAAAGAACAATTAGAAAAACACCCTGAATTATTAGGTTTTTTAGAAAGTAAAGGGTATATAAGGGTTAACAGCGAAAACGACCTTACACCCTATAAAAAACCTGTTAAAAGGGCATCAGTAAAAAAAGCAGTAAAAAAAGTAGCTAAGAAAGTTACAAAAAAGAAAAAATAAATAGATAAAGCACGATCCATTCACGCTTTGTCATGGCTTAGGAAGGAAGTAAAATGGCAGACTTACACACTTATTCTGTACAAGAATCATTAAATACAACTGTTGGAGGAACTTGGACTGTAGCCACCGCAGGTACGGCAGGAAGTTCGGCAGATGTAAATAATACAACTCACAAATTATTAGCAAGTAACTCAGGGACTATTGGAGTTCATTCAGCAGTAGAGATACATTTTAATTTTACAACTACTGAAACAAATGTTAATGCTAGTAATGATATGATATTACCAAAGAACACTCTAACATTTTTAACTGTCCCAAGGGGTTTAGGAAACACAATTTATTTTAATTATAATTCAACCAGTACCACTACTGGTGCAGTAAGAATAGTAGAGGTTTAAATGCAAAGTACAATGTTAAAAGCCATAGTTGAGGACTTTGGTAATGGTGGTACAATAGATGGGGATTTAGTAGTATCTGGAGATTTACAAGTATCAGGTGGTGGTTCACTTAGCTTTGATGAAATTGTATCAGGTACGCAAGTTGTAGAAATAACTGATACAGAAGCATTATTGGTACGCAAAGCCTCAGATTCTGGTGATGTATTTATAGTAGATACCACAAATTCTAGGGTGGGTATCGGAACAACACCTACAGCACCTCTCCATGTGGCTACTTCGGGAAGTCAATTAAATGTAATACTAAGCTCAGCTAGTCAAACATCTACTATTTTTAATAATGCAAATGCCGCTTTTGGAGTTTTGGATGGTAGTACAGAGTTAATGAGAATTAATTCTACAGGCGTTGGTATTGGAATAACACCTACTTCAGTTTTACATCTCAAACAAGCTAATGACGGAGCTACTACAGAAATAGCAATAGATAATAGTGCGAGTGGAGGTTCAACTGATGAACTTGTAGGAATAAGGTTTAGGCATAATGGTGGAACTTCCGCTGGTATACTATCTGGAAGAGAGGAAGATTTTAGTAGCTCTCCTAATAGGACAGGAAACTTAATTTTTAAAACAAGTAATAATGATATTTATAATGAAAAAATGCGTATATCTGCCGATGGTTCTGTCGGTATTGGAGAAAGTTCTCCAGACCAATTATTGCATTTGAAAGCAACAAGTGGTTCACAAATATTACTTCAAAGAACTTCTGCTGATACAAGTAGCATTTTAGGAGCAATAAACTTTGGAGCATCAGATGGAGATGAATATTTAGCTACAATTATTTCTCAACATGATGGGGCAACAGATTCAGCGTATTTAGCATTTCAAACAGAAGTAACTGGTGGTGCTAAAGCTGAACGCATGAGAATAGATAGCTCTGGTAATATTCTTTTTGGAACTACTAATGCTTTTGCAAGAATGTATCTTCAATCTGATGTGGTAGATCAAACAGGCTTATTAATAAAACACGCTCCATCAAGTTCATCTGGTGCAAGTGTAGCTGTTTTTTCAGCAGATAATTCAAGTGCTACAGCTACAAATGGACTATTGAGAGTCCACCACGAAAATCCTTCAGCAGATACAAAACTTATTCAAGCAGATACAACAGCAAGTAATACAGTAAAGTTTTCTGTAGATGAAGATGGGGATGGTTATTTTGCTGGAAATGTTGGTATTGGAGGAGATCCATCAACGGAGCTTCATGTTCAATCATCTGATAGGACAAGTTTAAGGATACAAGGTACTGCTACAAGTGACGGAGTAATATCAGATATACAATTTTTTAATGCTTCCGATAGTGTTGGTGCTATTAATATGAATCGTGTGTCTAATAATGACCAATCTGATATGACATTTCATACGCAACCAAATGGTGGTAGTGTTACTGAACGCATGAGAATAGACAGTTCTGGTGTATTGTCATTAAAATCTGGAAGATTAAGACTATCTGATAATGAAACAGATAATACAAATAAAGAATCTCATATAATTAGTTCTCAATATGATACAGATGAGTCTGAAGGTTATATGGCAATGAGGATAGCTTCAAATAGTGTTGATAATCATGTTTCAATAGGTGGCGGTCATGCTGATGTAAATGCTTCAACCTTGATAAGATTTTTTACAGCCAGTAATAAAACAACAAGAACTGGTACTGAACGCATGAGAATAGATAGTGCTGGTCGTTTAGGCTTGGGAATTTCTGATCCAGATGCTTATTTATCTGGAACTAATAACTTAGTAATAGGTGGCACAAGTGGTAATCATGGACTTACAATAAGGTCAGCAAGTGATAGTGCTGGTCAAATTTCTTTTGGTGATGGAGATGCTTCAACTGATGCTGGATATAGAGGGCAAATTAGATACATACATAGTTCTGATAGTTTTCAATTTATAACAGGTTCAGTAAGCAGAATGCTTATGAACTCTAATGGAACTGGTATTGGAACTACAAATCCAGCACAAGGACAATCAACGCCAATTTCAGATATTAAACTTGATGTTGCTGGTAATCAAATGCTTTCAAATTTGTCATCTACAAATTCAGATGAATCAAAGCTATTCTTTTTTAGGTCTGATGGTGCTGTAGGTTCTCAAGGTGCTGTTCCAGATGGCTTAAAAATAGGAGCTATTGAATGGACTGCTTTAACATCTGGAGATAATAATAATTCTATAACTTCAGCAAGAATTGAAGTAGAAGCTGGAAGCACATGGAGTAGTGCCTCTAATCGTAATGCAGATATTACATTTAGCACAGTTGGAGCAAATACTTTAGCTGAACGTATGAGAATTAATTCTACTGGTGTCGGCATCGGAACTGATAGCCCTAGTCAATTATTGCACGTTAAAAATAGTGGTGTTGGTCATGCTCATGTAAATATAGAATCTACAGACAATACTTATGTTAGTTTTCTTCAACTTTCAACTAATGGAAATGATTGGCAAATCGCAGCTGGAGGATCAAGTCATTCAACTTTTGCAGATTCATTTTACATTTATGATACTACAAATTCTAGATCAATTTTTAGACTTGATGCCAACTCCAGAATTTCACTAAGTAATAATGATAGTGGTGGTACAGGAGGAAGAGACACTACAAGTGGAAATACCATATTTGGATATAGTGCTGGAAATGTAAATAGTGGTGCTGTAAATAATACTTTTATAGGTCATGCTTCAGGAAGTGGCTCTATAAATGGAGGCGATAATAATACTGGTATAGGTGCTGAAACATTACAAGCTTTAACAACTGCATCAAGAAATCAAGCTATCGGTTCATTTAGTGGATTTAGCATTACTACAGGAGATGATAATGTATTAATCGGTAATGATGTAGGCTTTGCAATGACAGGAACTTCAGATACAGTTCTTGTCGGTCATCAAGCTGGAACTGCTATAAACAGTACAGGAGCAGATGGTACAGTTGCCGTAGGTTATCAATCTCTTAAAGCATTGACTTCTGGTGCTGGTAATACAGCAGTAGGTTTTGAAAGTTTAGATGCAACTACTACAGGACAAAGAAATACAGCATTAGGTTATCAAACATTAACAGCACTTACGGGTTATTCAGA